GGTTATTGGAAGTACATTTCCAAAACAGAATGGAAAGATGCTGGTCGAGTAGAACCAATTCACGCTGAACCAAAACAGAAAAAAGTTAAGTCAGAGAAAGAGGAAAAATCTTATAAAAGAAAAACGAAAAGAAAGTAAACTTGTAAAATGGAAACAAAAATCAAACTTGAATACATTTGGTTAGATGGGTACCAACCTGAACCAAATCTGAGGAGTAAAGTCAAGGTAATCGAGATTGATGCTCATAATCCTACTGAACCTTTCAGTTTGGAACACTGTCCCGAATGGTCTTTCGACGGTTCATCAACCAAACAGGCTGACGGACATTTTTCGGATTGTATTCTCAAACCTGTACGGACTTATTACAATCCAATTAGTAAGGGATATTTGTTTTCATATTTTGTATTGTGTGAAGTTATGAACCCTGACGGGACTCCACACAGTACAAATACAAGAAGTTTAGTTGGTGACGAGGAAGAAGATTTGTGGTTTGGTTTCGAACAGGAGTATACCATTATGAAAGAGGGAAGACCATTAGGCTTTCCCGAGAATGGATATCCCGAACCACAAGGTAAGTATTACTGTGGTGTAGGTAATGGTCAGGTTCACGGTAGGGAGTTTGTTGAAAAACATATGGAGGCTTGTATCTCAGCAGGAATTGACATAACAGGTACAAATGCTGAAGTTCTGTTAGGTCAGTGGGAGTTTCAGGTATTCTCTAAAGGTAAACTTAAAGCTGGTGATGACTTGTGGGTTTCACGATACATCTTACAACAAATGTCCGAAGACTATGGTTTCAAAATTGAGCTACACCCAAAACCTGTAATGGGGGATTGGAATGGTTCAGGTCTTCACTGTAACTTCTCGAACGAAAAGATGAGAACTGAAGGTGGTGAGGACTATTTCAAAAACATTTTCAGAGCGTTCGATTCACGTCACCAACTACACATTAATAACTATGGTTCAAGTAATGAATTGAGATTGACTGGTAAACACGAAACTCAATCGATTGACAAATTTAGTTGGGGTGTTTCTGACCGTGGAGCATCAATCCGTGTCCCTCTTCAGACTTCAAAAAGTTGGAAAGGTTATATCGAGGACCGTAGGCCGGCATCAAACGGAGACCCTTACAAAATTGTTGGTATTATTTCAGAGACATTAGACTTTGCGTTGACTTTAGATAAAGTGAGTCACAATATGTTTGCGGAAGTGGACACAAAAAACTCACTTATGAACCGAGCATTCGAACCTGTCCAAGAAGAGTATGAGTAATGAAATGGTTAACCACCCACAACATTATGGTGGTAAAGACAATCCGTACGAAGCAATCAAAGTAATTGAAGCTTGGGAGTTAGGTTTCAACCTTGGAAACACTGTTAAGTACATCTCAAGAGCTGGTAAAAAAGGTACGGATAAAGAGTTTCAAGACCTTAACAAAGCTCTTTGGTATTTGCAACGTGAAGTCTCAAATAAATCGGATGGTTCTGAAAAACCTAAACGAAGATTGGTAGTACACAACCCGTCAAATTCTATTACTCGTCATTATCGTAACTACAATTTTTTTTGGGATGAACTGACTGCTGAGTTATCCAAAAGATATGATGTTGAAGAAAACAGATATTTCGAAGAAGCTCATTGGGACAGGTTTCCTGTAAAACTTAAAGATGGTATCTCTAACGAATTTCTACTTTTAGAGTGTGAGTATGTTATTGAAGATTGGGACACTGGTGAGTTTTGGATTATGAGTGTGTCAGATGATTTGGGTTATGCAACTATGAATGAACAAAATAACCCAAAGTGTAAAAAAGTCCTAATCTCACAGTTCATAGATTACAAGATTAAACATCACGTAAAAGACAACTTTCACAAATACTCTCCTTGGATTTATTTCCCATCTGGTTTGATTGACTTAGAACCTTTTTATTATAAAAGAAAGTATTCTCAGAATTTTTTAAAACAAATGTATTTCAGAGGAAACTTGAGTCAGAGACCGGCTTTGGAACACTATTCATATGAGTTATTGTATTGTCCCCAAGAAAACCTTAGTCCTGAAAACTACTTCAGGGAGTTAATTCAATTCGAAGTTGCACTTTCTATGGCTGGTGTTGGGGAACTTTGTTACCGTGATATCGAGTGTATGGCGGTTGGTGTCCCTTTGATTCGATTTGAATATCAGGTTGAAATGCACGAGAAACTAATCCCCAATTTCCATTATATTTCCGTACCATACCCTGATGATATGCCAAGACATAATGATGTTGCGACTGATAGATTTGCTTTGGAGCATCACGCAAAGATGATTGAACAGAGATTTTTGGAAGTTATTGATGATACAGAATTTTTAAGTTATATTTCTAAGAACGCAAGGGAATACTATGAGAGAAACTTATCTCCAAAAAACAGAGTGAATAAAACCCTTGAGATTTTAGGATTATAATATGGAAAATTTTATTGGAAGAGTAATTAATGGTGACTGCATCGAAGTAATGGCTTCGATGGAAGAAGGTTCTGTAGACCTGATAGTAACATCTCCACCATACGGGGTTGGGATTGATTATGATGTTCACGACGATGATATGGTATGGGAACAGTATTCTGAATTTACCAAGTCTTGGATGGAACAAGCCTACCGAGTTCTAAAAGATGATGGTAGGATTGCTTTGAACATTCCATATGAAATTAATCGTCAGGCTAAGGGAGGGAGAATCTTTATGGTTAGTGAAGTGTGGCAGATTATGAAACAGATTGGTTACAAGTTCTTTGGAGTTGTTGACCTTGAAGAAGAATCTCCACACAGAAGTCGTACCACAGCTTGGGGGTCTTGGATGAGTCCTTCAGCACCTTACATCTATAACCCAAAAGAATGTGTTATTTTGGCGTACAAAAAGAAACACATTAAAACAGTAAAAGGCACACCTGAATGGGTTGGCGAGATGGGAGAAGTAGAAGGTAAGGATGGTAATATGAGACCTAAGATGATGTACACGGAACAACAGAAACGTGAGTTCATCGACTTGGTGTTCGGACAGTGGAACTACTTCGCTGATACCAGAAGTCTAACTAAAGCCACGTTCTCAATGGATATTCCAACAAAGGCAATCAAAATTCTTACATATAAGAATGACATTGTCCTTGACCCATTTGCAGGTTCAGGTACAAGTTTGGTTGCCGCTGAGACACTAAACAGAAGATGGATTGGTATCGAACTATCACCTGATTACTCTAAGGTAGCTCAGAATCGAGTAAATGTGTTTGTCGAAGGTAAAAGACAACGACAAATAGAATTTGACCAAGAACCTCCCAAATAGGGAGGTTTTTTTGTTTATCAGGTATTTATAGTAAAATAATTTATGCCTGAGTACATCTTGACAGAATCTCAATTAAATCTCATCAAAAAATCTATGTTGAATGAGGACACAGGGTGGAATACTTTGTTGTCTGTGGTAGGTATTGTAGACCCAACTGGTATTGCTGATTTCGTTAACGCAATCTCATATTTCAAACAGGGAGACAATTTATTTGGATTTTTATCTTTGATATCGGTAATACCTGTTGTTGGAGATGCTGTTGGCAAGACTGCTATGGGTGCTATGAAAGCTGGTGGAAAAGGCGCTAAAATTATGAATGAAATAAATTTAGCAATGAAAGCGAATGACACTATTAAGGCTCAGAAACTACTGACACAACTTTCGAGGACTGAAGGTGGTTTAGGAAAATTAGCGAGAACAAGTAGAGAATGGGCGCCACGAGTCGACGCTTTTATTGATAGGTTACCAGGCGGATTTCTTACGAGGGATTTGAAAAATGTAATTGGTGATTGGTTGAAATTATTCCGTGGAGTTGGAACACAAGCAGCTTCTATAGCAAAGAGATTACCAACCAAAACTCCGAAACAACAAAAGGAACTTATAGATGGTCTTGAAGCGATGTTGAAAAGAGAAAAATTTTTAGACCCAAACATATTAAGTAAACCAAATATCCTTCAAAGAATTTTGTATGGTGGTGGAT